GCGCCATCGTCGTGGGTGCTGCCGTACAAGCCGGGGGCGATGTCGTCGTTCACCAATCTGGTGGTGACGGTCACGCCGGGTACGCTGAACCTCGCGGCGGGCGTTAATATTAACGGCTCTACGACGGTCACGATTACTGTCAACCCGGCAGACGGGCAACTGATCGTCTCGGCGGTCGGCTCCACGTCGATCACGTTCAACCTTGCGGCCAACCTGGCCGGCGCCTTGTCGGCTGCGGGCAGCACGTCCTTCTCGTTCACGGTCAACAACGCCACGCTCGGCGCCATCGTCGACGCCGTGGGCGCTGCGCTGGTGCAGGTGTCGGCCAGCGCCAACATCCGCGCTACGGGCAACCTGTCGGGCGACATCACACCATTCACAGAACTCAGTCCGCAGAACTTGGCTGCTGCGGTCTGGGCGCAAGTCATCGACGGAACATACGCGGCCAACGACTTGTTGAAGTTGATCGCGGCCTCTGCCGCGGGCGAATTGGCCGGTTCGCCTGGCGGGCCGATTTTGATCAAGAGCGTGAACGGCAGTACAGTACGGATCACGGCCACAGTAGACGCCAACGGCAACCGCACGGGCCTGTCCTACGATGTTTCCTAAGACGTACTTCGCTGCCGCGTTCTTCTCGGGGTACTTCTTCCCCCCGGTAGATGAAGGCCCGACGCCTCCAGAAACTGCGGTCCAACTAGATATAAAATTGCGGTCGTTTACCGAGCGCGGGGGATTCTAAGTGGCCATCAACCTCAAAGCCATCACATCTTGCATCGGCTACGAGCAGATCGCTTCTTTGGCGGCGTCAACAGCACTGAACGCTCCGTCTACAGACGCTAACGGCTTGTCTTGCCGGCCTTCGTTTGCGCTGATCAGTTGCGAGGGCGCTGCCGTGCGGTGGCGGGATGACGGTGGGGTTCCTACTGCATCGTTGGGGATGCCTCTTGCAGCCGGCGTGACCCTGCAGTACGACGGCGACATATCCCGAATCCGGTTCATCCAGCAAACGCCTGGCGCCAAATTGAACATCTCTTACTACGCCTGACGCCATGTACGTCTACAACGATGTGCCAGACGAGTTGTCTTGGCCGTTTCACAAGAAGATCACACGCAAAATTGCTGGACTGTGGGCACGTTTTGTGGCACAAGTCAAGTCTTTGCGGGCGTCTTGACCAAACCAAACTTTTGAGGTTGACTCATGGGACTGAAATCCACCACCGTTTGCTTGGGATACCAGCAGATCACTTCGTTGTCTGCCGCAGCAGCGCTGACCGTTCCAAGTGGGGCCACACTGGCTATCATCACGCCGGAGACTCAAGCGGTGCGCTGGCGCGATGACGGCACCAACCCCACCAGCGCGGTCGGTATGCCCGTGCCCATCTCAACGGTGTTGTCGTACGACGGCGATCTGCAGCGCATTCGGTTCATTGAACAGGCTGCCAGTGCCAAACTGAACGTGAGCTACTACGCATGATCACCGTCCGCAACTCACCCCAGTACGTCAACCGAGTCCGTCAGGATTGGACGGCCAACGGTGGGGTGTATGGCGATGGCGGCATCTCTGCGGTGGTGCCAGCAAACGATCCGTTCGCGCAGCTTGGTCCGACGCTTGACCTGGTGTTTGCAGGCGTACCTAACAATTTGGGTGAAAACGGAGATTCCATCAGTCTCAATTTCACTTCCGAGCAATACCAAATTGCAGAGCAGTACGTGGTCTGGGAGTAAAACATGGCGCTCGTATCCAAAACCTTCTCGCAGATCATCACCTTCACCCGTGCCAGCACGGCCACGTTCTTCAACTCTGCGGGCACGCTGACCAGCGCAGCCGTTGACGCCCCACGCTTCGACTACAACCCCAGCACACTGGCGGCTCAGGGGCTGCTGATTGAAGAGAGTAGGACGAATCTGCTGTTGCAAAGTGGTTGGGCAGGGGCAACGTCCGGTTCCCCTGGGGCTGCGCCCACAAGTTGGGGGCTGGGGTTTGGTACAGGCACCGTTACTACAGTTGTTTCATCGACTGCTGGGCCGATTGCAAGTGCAGTCAGGTTTGATTACGACAATACCGAACGTGTATTTTTTGATCAAGCTATAACCGTCACATCGGGAACGCAGTACGCATTTTCAATATACGTTGAGGCACTTTCGGGTGCTGTAGCGGGCGATGTATTAACTATTACAAACGGAACTACAAGCGGAACCGTAAACACGCCTGTCACAAGCCCAAGCGCTACTGGCCGATATACGTTGCTGTTTACGGCCAACGGCAATGGAACCGTTTTTTTGCGTGCTGGTGCAGGAACCACTGCTGCGCTTGGTGGTACTGGCTCTATTACATTGAGCCGTCCGCAGTGCGAAGCAGGCTCTTTTGCCACCAGCTACATCCCCACCACCACCACCGCGCTGACCCGTGCAGCCGATGTGGCTTCAGTGAATACGCTGAGCCCTTGGTATAACAGCGCGTCGGGTACTTTGTATGCGGAATACAGCATTCCGTTTGCTTTGACTGCTTCATCGGGGCCTAGACTGGGAACTTTTGTCGGCGCAGGCGGCGCTGGTGTTGATGAATTGAGCCTTTTTGTTTTGCAAACGGTAAACAGAACAGCATCTGCAAACGTATTTACAGGTGGCGTAAACGCAGGCCGCATCGACGCTTCTGCGTCATTTGTTGCAAATACCATTATCAAGGCCGCTCAAGCGTATGCGTCAAACGACAGGGCGGTAACAACTGGCGGTAGCGCACCAGCTACATCAACTGCTGCGTACACAATTCCCACTGTTACTACACTGCGACTTGGTTCTCAAGACGGAGGCGGCACAAATAACATTAACGGCTACCTCCGTAGGGTGTCATTTTTCCCTCGTAGGCTCTCGAACGCAGAACTTCAGGCCCTGACGACATGACCCACTTCCTACGCGGTTTCTGGGACGGCTTGGCGTTGCTGCCGCTGGTGCGCTGGATCAGGAAACGCAAATGAACGACCCCTTCGACCCATTCAACGAGGTGCCCATGTACCACGATACCTTCCTGAAATTCGCTGACGAAGCCGAGGCCAACGCGGCGCTGTTCACCGAGCAGACCAACGTGCAGGGCGATGTGGTCGAGACGGTCTTGGTGCCCAAGTACGCGGCGGTGGATGTCGTTGGCGTGATCTACAAGCCCACGGGCAAGATGCTGAAGGCCAAGAAGGGCGAGGAGCCCATGCCCGAGATGGCCCCGCTGGAGGGCTGGCACGTCAACGTGCGCCACACCGCTGAGACTCCTGAGCTGGAGGCTTTCCGCGTGTTCCCGGCAACGCCGAGCAGGATGTGGGCCTAAATCATGGCTGACCAAAAAGTTTCTGACCTGCCGTCACTGAACGGCGTTGACGTTGACCCAGCGGACCTGCTGTACATCGTTGACTCTTCCGCTGGCACTGCCGGGTCGAAGAAGATCACGATGGGGCAGTTTGACATTTACACCGCTGAAGTTTCTCAGACGCTGAAGAACAAAATCATCAGCGGTGCTGACAACACGCTGTCCAACATCTCGCTGGCCTCCAGCGTCACGGGCACGCTGCCGGTAGCCAACGGTGGCACTGGGGCTACTACGCTGACTGGCGTGGTCAAGGGCAATGGCACGTCAGCCTTTACGGCGGGTAACGTCAACTTGACGTCCGAGGTCAGCGGCACGCTGCCTGTAGCCAACGGCGGTACGGGGTCAGCTTCCCTGACGGCCAACAACGTCCTGCTGGGCAACGGCACTTCGGCATTTCAGGTGGTGGCTCCGGGCACAAACGGTAACGTGCTGGCAAGCGACGGCACAACTTGGGTCAGCACAACCATAGCCAGCGCCTCGGACGTTCAAGTTTTCACCAGTTCCGGCACATGGACCAAGCCTGCTGGCAAGACGATGGTCATGGTGGAGATTTGGGGCGCTGGCGGTGGTGGCGGTGGTGGCAATACTGGTAGTTCTGCTGATGGCGGCGGTGGCGGTGGCGGCGGGTCTTATGTATCACGGGTATTCCAGGCTTCTGATCTTGGCGCAACTGTTTCCGTAACGATTGGAAGTGGCGGTGGAGGCGGGTCCGCCACAAACAATGGCGTTGCTGGTGGATCTACATCGTTTGGGTCTTCCTTAACCACTTATGGAGGAAGCGGAGGAGGTTCTGGTTCTGCTAGTGGCCCAGCATTAGGCGGCGGGGGGACGGGCGGGGGTACTGCCGGTGCGTCAGGACAGCCGTTTAGCTACCGAGGTTTCGATAGTGTTACTGGTCAATTTGGTGGAGGCCGAGGAGGATTTGGATCTGTAAGTTTTGGGCCCCAATCAGCAGCAGCTTCTGGTTATGGTGGAGGCGGTGGTGGTGCAGGGTATTGGGGCCAAGAAGGCTCAGGCGCTTGTTCTGCTTACGGCGGCGGCGGTGGTGGTGGCGGTGGAGGCTCCGGTATATCTGGCCAAACCGGTGGAAGCCGAATAGGAGAAACTGGCGGCGGCGGTGGCGGCGGAGCTACAGGGGCGAATGGAACGGCGGGTTCTGGCTTTGGCTTAGCCGGTGGAGGCGGTGGCGGTATCTCTTCTTCTGCAACCGGAGGCGCTGGAGGCGCTGGTGGCACTGCCGCAGGAGGTGGAGGCGGTGGTTCGAGTAACTCCGGAACAGGCGGAGCAGGCGGCGCTGGTGGCTCTGGTTACGCCCGCGTCACTTCTTTCTAAGGAAACGCAATGCGCTACGCAATCATTGAAAACGGTGTGGTGGTGAATGTGGCTGTGGCAGATGCTGAGTTTGCTGCTGCTCAAGGCTGGGTTTCTTGCCCTGACACGGTTCAGATCCGTGATACCTACGACGGCCAGACGTTTACGCCTGCACCCCCGGCTCCGCCACCCCCTCTCCCGCCAACTCCAACCAAGGAAGAACTGCTCGCCAAACTGCAGGAATTGCAAGCGCAAATTAGCGCGCTTACATAACACCTGCGTTGCTTGGCGCGCGGATTTTTAAGTGGTACTATCAACCGTACTGGCCCGATGACCAGGTTTTCTTGAGGCCCACACATGAGCCAAGAAGTCGCAGCGGAGATCGACACCGCATCAGCCGCACCGGAACCCACGGCAGTTACGGAAGCGAGTCCTGTTGAACAACAGGGCACTGAGCCGGAAGTCGAACAACAGACGAAGACGTTTACTCAAGAAGAGTTGGACGCCATCGTCAGGAAACGGCTTGATAGAGAGCAGCGTAAGTGGGAGCGTCAACGGGCACAGCAGCCCGTGGTTGAGCAGCCTAAGCAACTACCGTCTGCAGAGCAGTTTGAATCGACTGAAGCCTACGCGGAAGCGTTGGCAGTTCAGAAGGCCGAACAGCTACTGGCACAGCGGGAGATGCACAAGCAGCACACCGAACTGCTGGAGGCTTATCACGACCGTGAGGAGCAAGCCAGGGAAAAGTACGACGACTTTGAACAAGTCGCCTACAACCCCAAGCTGCCAATCACGACCGTCATGGCTGACACCATCCGCGCATCTGACGTTGGCCCTGAAGTAGCGTACTACCTCGGCACCAACGTCAAGGAAACGGAACGTATCGCTCGCTTACCGCCCATCCTGCAAGCCAAGGAAATTGGGAAGATCGAGGCCAAACTGGCCGACAATCCGCCCGTCAAACGCTCAACGTCTGCACCAGCACCGATCACACCCGTCACCGCACGCAGCGGCAACAACAACCCGTCGTATGACACGACTGACCCGCGTTCCATCAAGAACATGAGTACGTCGGAGTGGATTGAAGCCGAACGAGCAAGACAGATGCGAAAGATGCAGGCTCAGGCAAATCGCTAAATTTGAAAGGAGCCCGCTGTGGCCAATTCGATTCTCACGATTGACATGATCACCAGGAAGGCCCTGGAGATCTTGGAAAACAACCTGGTGCTCACGCGCAACGTGAACCGCCAGTACGACGACAGCTTCGCTGTCGAAGGGGCCAAGATCGGCTCCACGCTGCGCATCCGCCTGCCGGACCGCGCTTTGGTGACTGACGGCGCCGCCCTGCAAGTGCAGGACGACAACGAGCAGTTCACGACCCTGACCGTCTCCTCGCAGAAGCACATCGGCGTGAACTTCACGTCCGCCGAACTGACGATGCAGTTGGACGACTTCGCGGATCGTGTGCTGAAGCCTCGTATCAGCCAGCTTGCCGCCAGCATTGACGCTGACGTGGCCAACGCGTTCAACAAGATCGGCAACTCTGTCGGCACGCCCGGCACCACGCCGGCCACCTCGCTGGTTCTGCTGCAGGCCCAGCAGAAGCTGAACGAGAACGCCGCGGTGATGTCGCCGCGCTACGCAACGGTAAACCCCGCTGCGAACGCTGGCCTGGTGGAGGGGATGAAGGGCCTCTTCAACCCCACCGACACCATCAGCAAGCAGTTCAAGAACGGCATGATGGGCACTGGCGTGCTGGGCTTCGAAGAAGTCAACATGAGCCAGTCCATCAAGCAGTTCACGACTGGCTCGCGCACCAACGGCACGACGGCGGCTGCAGTGACGACCGAAGGCGCGACTTCGATCTCGCTCACCGGCTTGGGCAGCACCAACACCGTTCTTGCTGGCGACGTGTTCACCGTGGCGGGCTGCTTTGCGGTGAACCCGCAGACCCGTGAGTCCACTGGCTCGCTGTTCCAGTTTGTTGCGCTCGCAAGCGTGACTGCATCGGGTGGCGCGGCAACGGTCACGGTTGCTCCGATGTACTCGGCCAACCAGGCGCTGGCCACCGTCAGCTCTCTGCCGGCCAACAGCCAAACGGTCACGTTCATCGGCGCTGCGTCCACGCAGTACCCGCAGAACTTGGTCTACCACAAGGACGCCATCACGTTTGCCACCGCCGACCTGCTTCTGCCGCAAGGCGTGGACATGGCCAGCCGCGCCAACCACAACGGCATCAGCCTGCGTGTCGTGCGTCAGTACGACATCAACAACGACCGGATGCCCTGCCGGATCGACGTGCTGTACGGCTACGGCGTGATCCGTCCGCAGATGGCTTGCCGTCTCTGGGGCTAAACCGAAACGGGGGCTAAGGCCCCCGTTCTGAACTTCATCTGAAAGGAATTCATCATGGCTCTCCCAAATGGCGCTGGTGGCTACCAGCTTGGCGACGGCAACGTCAACGACCCGTTCATTGACCTGACCGCAGATCCGGTGGCGGTTACCGCTACTGCAACCCTGACCCCCGCGCAAGTGCTGAACGGTCTGATCTTGGCCAACAGCGGTGTCACCGCCGCGGCCCAGACCTACACGCTGCCCACGGTCACGGAGCTGGAAAACGTGCTGATCAATTCTGACCGGATTGGCACCACGTTCACCTTCCGTGTGGTCAACCTCGGCACGTCTTCCGCTACCGCGATCATCGCCGCGGGCACCGGCTGGACTGTCTCGGGTTCGCTGACCATGACGATCCCCGTCACGACCGGCGCAAGCATGGTTGCTCGCAAGAGCGCCGCGGGTGCTTGGACGCTGTATCGCGTGGCCTGATAAGGAGGCATCATGCCTGATACCAAAGCAATCGGCGTTGCCTACGCCGACCCGCTGTTCGAGAGCGTGACCGTCACGGGCGCCATCACTGGCGCTTCGGTCGCGGTCACGGGTGTTCTGAACGGCACGCAACTGGATCTGAACGCGCCCGTCACCAAGGCGGCTTCGTTCTCTCTGGCTGACACGGAAAACTTCGTCGTCTGCAACGGCGCGGGCAGCATCACCGTCACGTTCCCCACTGCGTCGGCCAACACTGGCCGCGTGGTGTGGATCAAGACGATTGCTGCCCAGACCGTCGTGTCTGCGTCGTCCAACGTGCTGCCGATTAGCTCGGCTACTCCCGGCACCGCGATCCTCGCGGGGACGGCGGGCGCCAACGCCATGCTGGTGTGCGACGGCACTAACTGGGTCATCATGACCTCGTAAGCAAAACGGGGGCTTCGGCCCCCGTCTTCTCTATGCCCAACATCTATCTGCGTCACCCCATTCATGGCGCCAAGATCGCCACGCTGGAAATGGAAGCGGTTTACGATGAGCGTAGCGGATGGGAGCGGTATACTCCCGGCACCGAGGATGAACCCGACACCGCGCCGCCCGTGAACACGCTGGGCCGCCGCCGTCGCAAGGAGCCCGAGCATGTCCACCACCGCGGGTGACCAGATCAACCGCGCCCTGCGTCTGCTGGGCGTCTTGGCAGAGGGCGAAACGTCTTCTGCTGCCGTCATGCAGGATTCGCTGACGGCGCTGAACCAAATGATTGAATCGTGGAACACCGAACGGCTGTCGGTGTTCTCGACGCAGGATCAAGTTTTCAGTTGGCCTACCAGCACAATCAGCCGCACGCTGGGGCCTACGGGCGACTTTGTGGGCAACCGGCCCATCCTGCTGGACGACGCGACGTACTTCCGCGACCCCAGCACGAACGTCAGTTTCGGCATCAAGCTGATCAACCAGCAGCAATACAACGGCATTGCGGTCAAGACGGTTACGTCAACGTACCCGCAGGTGCTGTGGGTCAACATGACGTACCCCGACATCGAGATGTACATCTACCCGGTGCCCACGCGGCTGCTGGAGTGGCATTTCATATCGGTGGAGGAGCTGTCGCAGCCAGCCACACTGTCTACGGTGCTGTCGTTCCCGCCAGGCTACCTGCGAGCGTTTGTCTACAACTTGGCGATGGAGATCGCGCCTGAGTTTGGCGTCGAGCCCAGCCCGCAAGTGCAACGCATCGCCATGACGTCCAAGCGCAACCTGAAGCGCATCAACAACCCGGACGACATCATGAGCCTGCCGTACTCGCTGGTGGCTACTCGCCAGCGGTTCAACGTGTACGCCGGCAACTACTGATGAAAACGCCGATCCTCGGCTCCAGCTATGTGGCCCGCAGCGTCAATGCTGCGGACAGCCGCATGGTGAACCTGTTTCCGGAAGTTGTGCTGGAAGGCGGCAAGGAACCGGCATTCCTGCAGCGATGCGCTGGCTTGCGGCAGGTGTTTCCAGTCGGCCAAGGGCCGATACGCGGGCTGTGGAAGTTTGGCGACTACTTGTACGTTGCGTCGGGCGGAGAGTTGTACCGAGCCGACGGCAACTACAACACGTCGTTTTTAGGCTACATCGACGGCAGCGGGCCGGTCAGCATGGTGGACAACGGCGAGCAGTTGTTCGTCGCCTGCAACCCCAGCGCGTTCATCTACAACGCCAGCACGGGCGTTTTTGAGCAGATCACGGACCCTGACTTTCCCGGCGCCGTGACTGTTGGCTACCTCGACGGCTATTTTGTCTTCAACCAGCCCAACAGCCAACGGTTCTGGGTGACGTCGCTCAACGACGGCACGCAAATCGACCCCTTGGACTTTGCCAGCGCCGAGGGCAACCCGGACGATGTGGTGGCGCTGAACGTCAATCACCGCGAGGTGTGGCTATTTGGCACCAGCACGGTGGAGGTCTGGTACAACGCTGGCCTGGCTGACTTTCCGCTCGCACGCATCGCGGGCGCGTTCATGGAAGTTGGTTGCGCGGCGCCGTACAGCGTGGCCAAGCTGGACAACTCGGTGTTTTGGCTGGGGTCCGATATTCGCGGCAACGGCATCATCTACCGCAACAACGGCTACAACGCCCAGCGCATCAGCACGCACGCCATCGAGTGGCAAATCCAGCAGTACGACGTCATCAACGACGCCATCGGGTACTCGTACCAGCAAGACGGCCACCTGTTCTACATCCTCACGTTCCCTACCGCCAACGCAACGTGGTGCTATGACGCCACGACTGGCGCGTGGCATGAGCGTGCGGGGTGGGACGGCGTGAAGTTTGTGCGGCACCGCAGCAACTGCCAAGCCAACTTCAACAACGAGATCTTGGTCGGCGATTGGCTCAACGGCCTTGTGTACGCTTTTGACCCCGAGATCTACAGCGACAACAATGCGATCCAGCGTTGGCTGCGGTCGTGGCGGGCGTTGCCGACCGGCCAGAACGACCTGCGTCGTACGGCGCATCACACGCTGCAGCTTGACTGTGAGGCGGGGGTCGGCGTGTTGGACTCTGAGACGTTCCTGCTGCTGCTTGAAGATGGCGACTATTTGCTGTTGGAAAACGGCGACTACATCGCGTCTACCAGCGCCGGCACGGTGCTGGGGGCTGATCCCAAGGTCATGCTGCGCTGGAGCGACGATGGCGGTCACACCTGGTCTAACGAGCACTGGTCCCGCATGGGCAAGATCGGCGAGTATTACCACCGCGTGTTTTGGCGCCGGTTGGGCATGACGCTGAAACTGCGCGACCGCGTGTACGAAATCAGCGGCACAGACCCCGTGAAGATCGCCATCATGGGGGCCGAAGTGTTGATGTCTCCGACGAGGGCGTGACATGCAACTGGCCCCCCGCGTGCCGGCTTCGCGTGACCCGCTGGTAGATGCTGGGGCGCTGACCACCCGCGCCTGGTTCCGCTTCTTTCAGTTGCTGGAATCTTCAGTTGAGAATTCTGCGCTGCGTCAATACACCATCGTGCAAAACTCCACCGGGTTTACGATGGCCAAAGGCACGGCGGTGGGTTTTGCGGGCGTGGGCAGCAACAACGTGCTGTCAGTTACACCCTACCTCGCCAACGGCAGCACGCCCACGCTGTTCATTCTTGGAGTGCTGGCCGAGCAGATACCTGACAGCGGATCGACGGGGCTGTGCTGCGTGTGGGGCGAGGTCAGCGGCATCGACACCAGCGCGTTCAACGTCGGGGACATTCTGTACGCCAGCCCGACAGTGGCCGGGGCGTTCACCAACGTCAAGCCTACCGCGCCGAACAACGTGATCCCGCTGGCCGCAGTGCTGATTAAGAGCGCCACAACAGGCGTCATCTTTGTGCGGCCAACGATTGAGCAGGAGTCGTACTACGGCGAGTTCACCCGCACCACCAACCTGAGCGCCGCGGCGATCGACACGGCGTACCCAATCGCGCTGACCAACACTGAGGTGGCTGGCGGGGTGACTCTGACCGGCTCACCGACTGACCGGCTTCAAGTCCCGCAGTCGGGCCTGTACCAGTTCTCGGCCCGGTATCAGTTGTCGTCTACCAGTTCGTCCTTGAAAAACGCGCGGTTTTGGTATCGGTTAAACGGCGCAACCGACTTGGACCACAGCGCCGCTATCGTGTCAGTTGACTCCAACAACGGGTACGCCACAATATCAACGTCCGAAGTCGTTTCATTGGCGGCAAACGATTACATTCAGTTGATGTGGGCGGTTGACAATACTGCACTCTCGCTGTCGGCAGTGGCGGCTACGGGTTACGCACCTTCCGCTGCTTCTGTGTGGGTGGCAGTCACTCAGGTTCAACAGTAAGAGGACACTATGGCGGTCAGCCTTTCCTTGTACGCGGGCGCAGGCGCTCAGTTTTTCGACAACAACGGTGTGCCGCTCAACGGCGGGCTGATATACACCTACGGCGCTGGCACCACCACGCCCGTGTCGACGTACACCAGTTCGTCTGCGGTTACCAACAACACCAACCCCATCGTGCTGGACAGCGCTGGCCGCACGCCAGCGCAGATCTGGCTGACGGCAGGTGCGTCGTACAAGTTCGTGCTGCAGACGTCTACGGGCGTGCTAATCAAGACGGACGACAACATCTACGCTTCGTATGAGTTGACCAAAGAGGTCGGCGTCACGGTCGGCCAAGGCGGCAACCAGATCGCCACCAACGTGGCGGTCGGCAACACGGCGCTGGACTCCAACACGACCGGCACCAACAACACCGCGACCGGCTACGACGCGCTGACGGCCAACACGGACGGCATCCAGAACACGGCGGTCGGCGCTTCGGCGTTGGACGCCAACACGGGCGGCGACTACAACACGGCTGTGGGTTACAGCGCGCTGACGACTGCCACCACGGCCAACTACAACACGGCGGTTGGCTACCGGGCGCTGAACGCGGCGTTGACAGGTGCTGGCAACACCGCGCTCGGTAGCGACGCGCTGCTGCTGGCCACGGGAGCCAACAACACGGCCATCGGTTACTTGGCGGGCAACGCGCTGACCACGGGGTCCAACAACACGATGATCGGCCACGACGCTGACGTCTCGTCGGCCACGGTCAGCAACGAGGTGACAATCGGCAATAGCAGCGTCACGTCGTTTCGCATCCCTGGCCTGACGCTCACGTTCAGCGTCAAGTATTTCAATCACGGCACGCTGACGGTGGCTACACTTCCGGCTGCGGCCACCGCAGGCGCTGGGGCGCGGGCCTTTGTGACGGACGCTAACGCCACGACGTTCGCGTCGATTGTGGCTGCCGGTGGGGCGAACGGCGTTCCTGTGTACAGCGACGGCACCAACTGGCGCATCGGGTGAGGTAAAACATGGCAATCGATCTTCGGTCTGTTGACTGGTCTAAAGGCTCGCAGATCATCAATGGCATAACGTATTCACCTGTGTTTGAGGGTCAAACTGCGGGCGAAGGCGGCGTCATGGAAGGTGGGTATTTGGCCTACATCCAGCGCCACACCCCCGGTCAGAACACCTATGAGACGCTTGACCCGACAACGGGGCAAGTAATTGGTACGTACGAAGGGGAAAAAGATCGCGGATTCTTTGGTGGTTTGGTAAGCCACGCCGGCAGCATTGGTAAGGATGTGGCGCCGCTGGCGTTGGCCGCTCTAGGTGTCAATGCTTTAGGCGCAGGGTTGGGGCAAGCCAGCATTTTTGGCCCGGGTGCTGCTGCCGGGGCTGGTGCTGGCGCTGGTGCTACGAACCTGACGCCCGCTGCGCTGGAAGCCGCCATTGGCACGCCAGGCTACGGGTACAACGCTGCTGCTGCCGCGTCGGGCATCACGCCGTCTGCTGGCTTTGCAGGCATGTCGGCTGCTGATTTCGGTATGACTGGCGCGCAGACCGCCGCGTATGACGCAGTTATGGCTGCTGGCGGAACCGCCGCAGACGCATTAGCTGCGGCTGATCTTGCCGCAACGCAAATTGTGCC